CGAGCAGCGTTCAGAACGACTATAAGTCAATACTGAACGGCAACATTCAACGTTTGTCGATTTATAACACTGTCCCCGCCGACGCGGCGCTTGTAACCGACCGTCTGCAGCAGGGCATTCAGCTCAACTGGCCGAGCGGCGTTGCCATCGAACTGACACTCGACATCGGAACGCCGCAGCTCGAGCGCGACCGACTTTCGAGCCCGATCCGCACGACGACGGGAGGTCTACCTCGCAGCGCAGATAGCGACACCGCTACTCTGTCGTCCGCTCTCACGTCGGCAACGTTCTGCGGCGTGTTCCGACCGCTCGACCTGCTCGAGGGCGGCACGCTGGTGCGCCTCGGCACGTCGAGCGATTGCCTGATCCTGCGCATCCATTCGACCGACCGGACGCGCCTGCAGGCGTACTCCATTGTGGGTGGCGTGGCGCAAGGCAGCGCCGCAACTGCGGTCGGCAGTCTCGCGTCCGACACCCGGTACGCCTTCGCCGTCTCCTACGCTCCCGGCCGGATTGCCCTCAGCCTCAACGGCGGGGCCGTCGTCGCCGCGACGCCGGCCGCCATGCCCGCCGGTATGTCGGCCCTGGCGGTGGGCGGCGGCGCCTTCCCGGTCAACGGCTACATCGAGCGCCTGGCCTGCCAGCCCTTCGCCGTGTCGGACGCCGAGCTGCAGCGCCTCGCCACGCTCGCGACCTACGGCGGTTGACCCGCCGCGCTTAACGCGCCCGCGGCCGCGCGAGAGTGTGGCCGTATCCGCGGGACAGACCCCGGCGACGCGGCCGCCCTTCGAGCCCATGCTCGGACCGGCCTGCAGCCTGGCACTCGGCCCGACGTGAGACACCATCCTCACATCGAGAGCCAGGAACATGACCAGTCGCGCACCGCAGTGGTTCGAACAGAAGTACATGTCCGGCGTGATCCACGTCATTCAGGACGAGGGATATCGCCTCAAGGGCTGCGTCAACGAGACCGGCGAGGTGAAAGGCAATCAGGTCACGTGGAAGTTGGCCGGCGCCGGTCAGGCGACCATCATGTCGACCGCCATCGAGGAGCGGCCGGTCATGAACGCCGACCGCGCGACCGTCAGCGCCACCATGGTCGACTACGAGGCCAACGAGTGGGTGCTCACCACCGACATCGAGAAGATGTCGCAGAACGAGCAGCAGGTGGCGCAGCAGACCGGCGCCTACGCCTTCGGCCGCCTGTTCGACAATCTGAACATCGCCACCCTCGACGCCGCCGCCGGCGCCATCGAGACGATCGACGTCTCGGCCAACGCCGCGCCGAGCGTGGTCGACACGATCACGGCCTCGGGGCGTATCCTGAGCCAGGGCTTTACGGCGGCGCCGGAGCTCTACTGTGCCCTGCCGCAGATGAACATGCTGCAGCTCGAGATGTACCGCGAGTTCTCGTCGGCCGACTACGTGGGCGACCGGCCGATGCTCAAGCTGATCGGCGCCCGTACCTACAAGGGCGTGACGTACATCCCCCTGCCTGACAGCCAGTTCTCCGTCCCGAGCGCCGGCAACGTCGACTATTACGTCGGGCAGAAGACGGCCCTTGGCTTCGTGCCGAACTACGCCCTCAAATCGCGCATCGACTACGTGCCGACCAAGAAGGCGTACTTCGCCGCCAACACCATGGGCTGCGCCACCGCCCTGCTGCTGCCCGGCGGCGTCCGGCGCATCCGGTCGAAGCTGCCGACCACGCTCACCCGCCCGACCCCCTGACCGTCACCCCGCGCGCCGCCGGCGCGCGGGCCTTCGTGCTCTCCCGAAACCAGAGGTTCCCATGGCCTACGATCCCAAGGCGCTGGTGCGCGTCTCGCAGGCGGCGGTCGCCGCCGGCGACATGTGCTCGAAGTACATCTATGCCACGGCCGATGCCGCCGCCGTCGTCGAGGCGGCCGCCTACGCCACCGACAAGCGCCTCAAGAAGGGCGACATCATCGAGGCCAGCATGGCCCGCGGCGGCACGCCCGTGACCAAGACCTACGTCGTCACCGCCGTGTCCGCCCTCGGCGTCCCGACCCTCGCGCTGCAGTCCACCGCGGCCGGCTGACGCCGCCACCGGCCCGGCGCGCCCGCGCCGGGCCTCTCCACGCGCGAGGGGCCATGTCGACACAGGACACGCTCAAGACGGTCAACGAGGCGCTGGCCCGGCTGGGCTCGGCGCCGATCGCCGCGCTCGACGAGGAGACGCCCAAGGCCGCCAAGGTGGCGCAAATCTACCCGACCGTGGTCGGCGCGGCCTTCGCCTGCCACCGCTGGAACTGGGCGCGCCGCACCGCCCGCCTCGACCGCCTCGCCGTCACGCCGGAGACGGGCTGGCGCTACGCCTACGCGCTGCCCGGCGACCGGATCGGCGAGCCCGTCAAGGTCATGTCGAACCCGCGGGCGCCCGACTATCCCCTGCGCGCCTTCGCCCTCGAGGGCGACGAGCTGCACGCCGACGAGCTCGCCGTGTGGGCGACCTTCGTGCGCTCCGTCGAGCCCGAGCAGTGGCCCGCGCTGTTTCGCGCCGCGATCGTGGTCGCGCTCGCCGCCGACCTCGCGGTGCCGCTGACGCACGACGTCACCCTGAAACAGCAGCTCGCGCAGGATGCCTGGGGTACGCCGTCCGAGGGCGGCCGCGGCGGCCTGATGGGCCGCGCGATGGCGGTCGACGCCTCGGCGCAGCCCGGCAGCACGGTCCTGGCCCGCGATCCGCTCACGGACGCTTGGCACGGGGCCTACTGATGGTCGCGCGCCCCGGAGCCCTGCAAGCGACGTTCAACTCCGGCGAGGTCGCGCCGGAGCTCTACAGCCGCAGCGACGTGAAACAGTTCTACGCCTCGGCCGCGACGATGGAGAACGTCGAGCCGGTGCCGCAGGGCGGGTTCCGGCTGCTCGACCGATCGCGCGACCTCGGCCCGCAGCGCACGGCCCTGGCGCCGATCGTGGGAACCTTCAACTGGAACAGCAACAACCTGCCGGGCGGCAGCGTCGTCGCGCTGCTCACGTTCCCGTCCGCCGACCTCTCGGCTGTCCGCCTGGCCTACACCGCCTCGATCGACGCCGAAGCTCGCCTCCTCGTCGAGTATCAGGACGCGACGTCGGGCAACTGGGGGCCGCTCGCCCCGGCCTACGCGGTGCGCACCGCCTTCCGGCAGCGGCTCGCCGCCAGGCCGCCCGGCCAGATGGTGCGCGCGACGGCGGTCCGCCTGGTGACGACGGCCGGCGCCGCCATGACGGTGAACGTGACGGACCTCGCGGCCTTCGGCGAGACCGGCGCGCTCGTCGAGGCGCAGCTCCTCGCCTTCACCTTCTCCACGTCGACGCCGTACATGCTCGTGCTCGCCGGGCAGGGCGTCGCCGACGTCTACCGCGACGGGCAATGGGTCGCGAGCGCCTGGCACTCTTTCACGGCCGACCGCATCGCCGACGTGACCGCCGTGCAGCGCCTCGAGACGGCACTCCTGTTCCATCAGGACAGCCCGACCGTGCGCCTGCTCCACGGCAACGGCGGCGATCACGACTGGCACACGGATCAGGCGCCCTTCGCGGACATCCCCGCCGTCGACCTCGGCGGCACCTACGCGAAGGTGGCCGAGCAGTGGCAGGTGGCCCTGCGTTGGCCCACGGTGAACGGCGCCGGCCCGCAGGGCTTCGTGTTCACGGTGACGGTCGACGGCCAGGACACGACCGCCATCGGCATTCCCGACGTCGGCGCCTCGCGCTGGAACACGGTCGCGCCGGACCTCCAGGGCAAGCTGCGGTCGCTCTCGACGGTCGGTCCCGGCTGCACCGTCACGGTCGGCGACGGCGAGGCGAACGGCAAGGCGCCCGGCCTGCAGCTCCTCAACGTGTTCTTCGACGGCGGCAACACCGGCTCGCGGTTCACCGTCTCGGCGAAGTTCATCAACACCGCGGACGCCGGCGCCAACGCCCTCCGGATCACGGTCGGCGATCCCGGCGGCGAGCCGCTGTTCTCGGCGACGCGCGGCTACGCGACGAGCGGCATCTTCTACCAGGATCGCCTGGTGTCAGCGGGCTTCCGATCGAAGCCCGGCGCGGTTCTCGCCTCGCCGGCGGCGGACTATTACTCGGGCGTCATCGACGTGGACACCGCCTCGGGTGGTATCCTGCTCAACCTCGACACGGACGGTGCCGAGCAGGTGCGGCGCCTGGCCCGCTCGAAGCACTTGGTGATCTTCACGACCGATGCGGAATACTACGTCTCGGACCGGGTGATCCGGCGCGACCAGCCGGTCAACGTCGTCGAGAGCTCCCGCAACGGATCCTGCCCGACCGTGCCGATCTGCACGACGGAGACCGGGCTCCTCTACGTGTCGCGCGCCCGCTCGCTGATCTACTCGGCGACCTATGACGACGTGGCCTCGGCCTATGTGAGCGACCCGCTGTCCCTCCTTGCTCGGCATCTCATCCAGGGCGTGCGCGGCGCCGCCCTGCAGCGGGCGAACGACCGCTCGGATGCCGCCCGCTACTTCGCGGTGCGCGACGACGGCCTGATGATCGTGGGCCTCATCATCCGGAGCCAGGACGTGACGGCGTTCGTGCGCTGGCGGACGGACGGCAAAGTCCGCGCGGTCGCCGTCGACGGCCTGAACCGGGTGTACCTCATCGTCGAGCGCATCGTCGCCGGCGTCGCCCGGAGGCGCGTCGAGTGGCTCGAGCCGGGCCTCCTCCTCGACGGCACCGTGTCGCAAGTGTTCGGTACGCCGCAGACCGTGGTGTCGAACCTCGGCGCCCATGAGGGCGCCGTGGTGTGGGCGATCGGCGACGGGTTCGCGATGGGACCGTTCACCGTCGCCGGCGGCAGCATCACCCTGCCGATCCCCGTCACGACGGCGCATGTCGGCCGGTGGACGCCGCCGCTCGTCAAGACGCTGCCGCTGCCCCGCGAGGTCGGCACGCGGACGGTGCTGCTGCGGCCCTGCCGCGTGTTCGCCCTCGGCCTGCGCGTCATCGACACGACCTCGATCGCGGTCGGCGCCAACGGCGAGGCTGCGAGCGACGTCGCCCTCTACCGCGGCGGGATGCCGACCGATCTCCCGCAGGTGCCGGTGACGGACTGGCTCGACGTCGACGGCCTCGAGGGATGGTCCGTCGAGGGGCAGGCGACGATCACGCAGGTGCGCCCCGGCGCCCTGCAGGTGGCGGCGGTCAACGTGATGGCGAGGACGTAGGGCGATGGAGTTCGCGGCGAGCGCGTTTAGCGCCATGGCGTCGGCGGCCGGATCGGTTGGGGCGAGCGGCGTGGCGTCGGCCGCGACCGCCGGCGCCTCGGCCCTGACCTCCGCCTCCTCGGCGCTCGCCCCGCTGGCGTCGGCCGGGTCCGTCGTCGGCAGCATCCTGTCGGGCTCGGCGAGCCTCCTGCAGATGTCGCAGCTCCGGCAGGCCGGGCGCGAGAGGGAGCTCTCGCTCAACCTGCAGGCGGCCGACACCGTGAACGACATCGCCCGCGAGAACCTGCAGCAACAGGACCGCTCGACCAGCCTGCGCCAGGCGCTCCTGCAGACGATCGGCGAGCGCGACGCCGCCTATGCCGCCAGCGGCGTGGACCTCACCTTCGGCACGCCGGCCGTCGCCCGCGAGCAGTCCGTCACCCAGGCCGAGCAGGCGCTCACCATGGAGAGCGCCACGGCGACGTCCCGCGTCGCCCGCCTCAACGAGCGGGCCGGCAACCTGCGCCTGATGGCCCGGAGCGCGCGCCGCTCGGCCGACACCATGGCCGACCTGACCGGCCTGCAGGCCGCCGGCAACCTGCTCCGGCGAGGCTGACATGGCGAACAAGCGGGGCAACAACGTACAGGTCGACACCCCCCGGTTCCGGGGCACTGTCGACGTCGGCAACGCGGCGGTGCCGCGGGGCGACGGCTCGGACGCGGCCGCCGTCGCGGCCGGCTACGGCGCGCTGGCGCGGGAGGCCGGCGAGTGGGCCGACAAGGCCGCCAAGATCGAGGGCAAGCGCGAGGGCGAGATTGCCGGCCTCGACCCGGCCTGGCGCCCCTCCGGCTCGACCACGATCCGCGGCGCGGCCGCCGACGAGGCCGGGCAGACGAGCTACTTCAACAACCTCGACGCAAAGCTGCGCACGTCGCTGACCGACGCCTACCAGCAGCATCAGAACGACCCGACCGCGCTCAAAGCCGCCTTCGACACCATCAAGGCGTCGATGATGGACCCGGCCAAGGGCGACGTCTTCCCCGAGATCGCGTCGAGCTTCAACGCTTCCTTCGAGCGCCTGCGCCTGCCGTTCCAGATCAAGGCGCTCGACAACTTCCAGGGTCAGCAGCGCGACCAGGCGCGCGCCTCGGCCGTCGTGGCGGCAAGCGCCGGCGAGACGGTGCGAGAGCAGGGTATCCGCGCCCTGCCGCGGGCGCCTGAGACCCGCCAGGCCGTCGAGGCGACGCTCGTCGAGGACGACCTGCGCGACGCGCAGCTCGTGCGCTCTGAGGCGATCACCGCCGAGCAGGCGGCCAAGAGCCGGGTCAAGCGGCGACAGGATGCCGAGGTTACGTTCGTACAGGCCACGGGCGATACCCTGAACACCCCGGATGCTGTAGCGGCCTACCGGACGCAGATGCTCAAGGACTTCTCGGACGGAAAGACCAAGCTCGATGCCGGCGGCGTCGCCCGCGCAGAGGCCTACCTCGAGCAGCGGGAGCGGCAGCTTCGGGTTCGCGGCGTGCAGGACCGGGCTGTGGTGACGGGCATCTTCGACAAGATCGTAGGCCAGTACGCCGACAATATTCCCACGTCGCCGGAGGAAGCAGCGGCCGCGCGGCAGAAGGCTCTCGCCATCCCCGGCGGCGAGGCGCTGGTGGCGGACTTCGACAAGCGCCTGCTGATCGCCAGCGTCGTGCGCAGCCGCCGACCCGACGAGCTCGACGCCATGGCCGACGAGATCACGGCGGGCGCGCAGAAGGCAGGGCGTGGCCTCTCGACGGAGGAGGGGGCCCGCATCCAGGAGCTGCGCGAGATGTCGAGCAAGAAACGCTCGGCCCTCAATGCCGACCCTCTCGCCTATGCTCGGCGCTCGCTCAAGATCGAGACGCCGCCGCTCGTCCTGCCTGAGAAGGATGCCGGCGCGGCCGTCGCCGCTCAGATCGGCCCGCGCACC